CTCCTGTTACTGTGGTTGCTACAGCTTTACAATATCGGAACTTTCTCCCGTCGGAAGTTATTCCAAGTTGACCCAAACTGTGCATTTTTTTAGAGTCTGACGACAAAGTATCGCCTTCAGTTATGTTCGTAAAACCTGTCATTCTAGCCATATACTTATTATCCTTTCTCTAGTTATGCACTAGTTATTGCGGTCAATTTGCCCTGTCTTCGGGGTTGAGAACCAATCATTTGCCCGATGACGTAGAACCTACCTACCATACCAGCTTGGTTGGGCATGATCTGTTGTTTCTGAAAGAACCAACCTGCGTCAGACGGGGCTTTTTGCAAAGCTGCTCCGCCCTCCATAGTTGATCCACCGCCCAAACTTACCTTTTCCAACACACCTGAATACTTGGAAGGTACGATAGTTCTACCTGCCCACCAAAGATATCTCTCGTTCAACGCATACCAAACACCTGAAGTACAAGCGTCGTCTGCAATGACGGGGACACCTCTGTAGGAAAGTGCTGTGAATCCACTAGCACCTTTCAACTCCGCCCTGCTTCTCAAGATAGAGTTTCCCCTAAGCGAGATGGAGGGATAACCAATAGCCGCGTACTCTGCCCTTACGTTCGGGGCAAGTAGCTTCTCATACAGATCCCAGACGGTCTTTGTCGTGACGTGAATGGTGGGATATTCGGTTTCTATTCCGCCAGCACTTATCGCGGATTCAAGAGTAGCCAATTTAGCCAAAGTCAAAGTTCCGCCTGACGCGGTTACTGTTGAGTTAAGGACTGCATAGGTTGTTCTTGACTGACCACCAAAGGTAGCTGTATTTGTTGTATCGTCGACGTGAGCCTCCAACCCAAGAGGTTGGTTTGCTGCACCAGTTCCGTACATTGCTGTACCAAGGGACTGAATGCTCTCGGCTACCGCTTCTTCAAGTTTGAACACGTCCAAGTCAATGGACTGTTCGGGGCCTGAATTGGCGAAACTCTCAAGCATTACTGACACGACTGGCTGTGCGAATGCGGTGTGGGCAAACGACAGCTCAATAAGTGTATCAGACGCTGCTGACGACAAGTTTTCAAGACCTACAAAATACTCGCCTAATGCGCTATCAGTCACTTTGATAGGAACGTCGAAGGTCTTGCCATTAAAAGGCTTACCATTTCCCATCATTCTTGAGGCAAGAGTTCTGCCGCTTAGAACGTTGTCTACTACTTTTCGGTAGAGGCGTCGTTCGGTTGTGGCTTCTATTCTTGCGTTTGGATTGATACCGCTTGGCGTTATTCCTTGTGCCATATAGTTTCCTTTCTAAACTTATAAATTGATACAAGGTACAAAAAAACCCCGCACTTAAGCGAGGTTAATTACCTGATGCGTTAATTATACGTTTATTGAAAAGTCAAGTCAAATAAAAGCAGCTATATGGTGTGTATAAGGGAAACAATTACCTAGAATAAACCCTTATAAGACTGCCTCAGGTAGTTTGATAAACGTCAAAACAGCCAACAAGTCCGTGCTATCTGCCTAGACTTTGCTTTAGTCGCCCTGAACACGACTTATTCAGCCAACACACCATTTAACTGCTTTTTATAAGATCAAAAAAGTCTTTATTGTGCAATTCGTCGTAAGGTACTTCTTCTTCTTTGCCAGATACAGGAATTGTACCACCTGATACTGGTGCTTTCTTGCCTGGTAGATCCTTTTGTTTAGGAATGTAGTACCTGTTATAGATATGTACTGCGTCCGCAATCGGTTGTAGACCTTGTGCCTCTCTTTCCCGTGCGACCTCATACATAGTTTCAAAGATCCCAACCTGAGCCTTTAGTCCTGGGTCGTTCCTTTCTTCTAAAGTCAGCAACTTACCTTCTTTTAATTTAGTTGCTATCTTGGGGTCTATCTTTGGCAATAGTCCTTCTTGGCGTAGATAATCAAGTTGTGCGTCCCATTCTGCGTTTATAGTAGCTTGGCGTGCCTGTTCGCTTGCTATTGATTGTCGCTGTTCCTCTTTTAGTTTGGTGTCTTGTTCTTGTTTCTGAAATTCCCAAAGCCTTATGGTTTCTGCTGCTTGTTCTTTCCAACTTGCTGGTGCTTCCTCACCACGTTGTTCCCAAGCAAACTTAAATCCGCTTTCCTCAACTTCTTTCTTTTCCTCTTTGCTCATGCCTAAAGTCTTTAGAATGTCTGCTGTTAGTTCCTCTTTGGTCTGCTTTTTGACTTCGGCTGTTATTTCCTCTAAAGGTACTTCAGGAGCAGGTTCTGGCACGCTAGGAGGCTCTGAGGTAGGTTTTCCTTCAGGAGTTGGTATTTCTTCCGTCTTTGGTTCTTCCTTGACTTCGGGTTGATCGCCAAGGAACTGTTTTATAGTGTCGTTATTATCGGCTGTAATTTCTTCTGGAACTTGTGGCGATAAATTCGCTTTATCTTCCATATGTTTATGATATCACTTATGTAAAGCTACCGCAAATTACTCGTGTGCGTATCTTGCACGCATAGCTTTTATTGCACGTTCCTTTGATAGCGGGGTTTTATTACCTGCTACAGTTTTACCTGTATCAGATCTTTTTACAATGTAACCTTTAGGGCCTTTAGAAATTGAATATGGCACTATATACCTCCTTTCGGTTTAATTATTCTACCTAACACAGTCTGTAAAGGAATCCCGTCCTTAGTTTCTATGATCTTTCTAACGAATCCATATTTATCCATCTCCGCTTGTCCATTTCTCACCAAAGCCTTTAGGCTTTCCTGGATATTGTAGGATGTACTAGACGGCTTAACTTTTTCTATTTCTGGCAACTTATCCAATATCTTTTGCGGTGTTTCTCTTACATATTCCTTTAAGTCAGAACTCCAAGGCATACTATACCCAGCTGGAAGGTTTACTGGAGTTATTGTACCTGTCATGGATGCGTGTTTAATCATCATATCTACCATTTTCTTGCGTTCCCCCTCGTTGTGCCATTTCCTATCTTGATCTCCAGACCATTTAGTAAGATAGTTTTTTATGTCCTGTATAGCTATCACGTTACACTCCTTGTGGAACCGTGTACGGATTAGGTTGAGTAGGTATTATCTGTGGTTCTTGTGGTTGCATTCCTGCTGCTTCTGGACTTACTGGTGGGCCTTGTACTGGTAACTGACCTAACTGTTGCGCCATTTGACCTGTATCTTGCATACCTTCAACATACTTTTGGAAGTACATCATAGGCTGTGTAGTAAATAGCATCATAGCCCTTGCACGGCCTTCGGGATCGCTTGCTTCTATATCCCTAAAAAACGTAACAGGATCAATAAGTTGCATTTTGGCTAGTTCAAACGCTTCCCTCTTACGTCTTAACTTGTCTACTGCTGACGCACTAACCTCAACTTCCATGCCATCTTCTATTAAATCACGGGTTAATTTTGAAAAGACAAGTGTCCCGTCTTTGCCCACTGAACCTACGAAATGCTCTTGTGTGTAGAATAGCTTCATAAACTGCATAGCCCAATCCGCCATTTGTTCTGCCGCTGTATTTATTGTATCTTCAACCTCGTCGTCAATCCTTGTGTAGTCGCTTTCTTTGAACAACTGTGTTTGTGTAGCTGTATCTTCCCCGCCCTTTAATCCCCTTAAAGCAGCGTTTGTACCCATTTTGCTAAACAGTCGCTCTCGGTTCATTTCCTGTTCTTGGAACAAAGCCGCACTTACTACCTCACCTGGAATGTGTCTGTGAACTTTATCTATCTCACCTGTTACCAGAATATCTGTGTTGGGATCGGTCATATCCAGCGCTGCTACGTCTGCTGTAGTCATTCCAGATTCGGTACTAAAGACTTCTTTACCCCTTGATCTACCCGCTATTTCGGATATCTGCTTACCCCGTAGGTTAATGTTATCCTGTAAGAATTGGCTTTGTTCTATGCGTGAGGTTTCGTCATACGGGGTCAGTCCTAAACTGTCGTGAACCATAAGGATAAAGGGCTTTCTTGGTGCGTCAAAGTGGTTGTGATAGATCTTTTCTGCCGACATATTCGGAATCTCCATACCAAAGCCCATAGCCGCCCTTACTTCGTCTTCTGACACCCTTCTTCTACCTTGTGTTTCAGTATCATAAGTAAATAGTCTTGTTTCGCCTTCCCAGTCCCAATAGGGATTCTTGATCTTATCAAAGACGCAATTCTTGTACTTCCAAGCCGTACCTTCAAGACGCACCCATTGGTCATTTTCTTTCTTGTACCAGGTGAACCATATCTCGGCGACCTTTATCTTTGTGGCTAGTTTCTTTTCGCTTTCTATATCAGCTTCTGTCCATTTCAACTCTTCCATTAAATCTTGCTTCTTGTTAGGCCAACGCATAAGAATTTGTTTAATAGATAATTCGTAGTAATGAACAATCCAGTTCATATCTTCAGGGTTATTGCTTGGTGAGGTGTGGTCTATTTCAATATTATTAGGGTGTACGTTTTCAAACACATAGTCACCTAACCTGCCTTTCTCGTCGTCCCACCTACATTTAATAACACCTACAAAGTAGATAGGTCTATGAGTATACGCTGTTCCAAGTACGTCCCTGTTCTCACGCTTTCTAAACTTGTTGTTTAATACTTTGGTAAGTTCTTCTGCTACCTTTCTGCTTTCGTCGGTATCGTTGCCAGGTTTTACTATAAGGTCAGGAACACGGCTAACGGCTACAGCCTTTAATGTTCGTTCCGCTTCATAAATTACGTTATCGGTATATCTTGCGTTGTGTTTCTTTAACTGATTCTTGCTTTCCATTAACTCCACCTGCTTGCCTAGATAATAGTCTTCGTTCTTCTGCCTGCGTTCAGTCAGCTTTCTTTCCTTGAAATAGGTTCGTGACTTCTCCCTAAGATCGTCTATGACCTCGACGAACGTCTTATCGTCCAGATCTAGGGTTAACGGGTTTGCCTCAACTACGACTTGTTCTTTAGTGGGTTCTTTTTGTTCTTGGTTGTCCATATCTAAATTATACCACCGCTTCTAATTGCTTTATGGCATCGGCAACTATAACCTTGCGCCCACAATTCGGATTCCTACATTGAACCATAACAGGATAATGTTGAGGTGCTTCGCCAGGTATCTCCGCTACTAAATCCCCTTTGTACTGAAACATGGCGTTCCTACAGTCGGGACAGTGGTAGATCTTCCAGTTGCCGTCGTCTGACGCTACTACCCAAACCGTATAAATTCTTTTTCTTGGAATCAGTTCTAATGTTGCAAGACTTACTTGGAAGTTATGTATGGGATGCACTGTATTATTATAATGCACTTTTCCAATCCCTGCTACGGTCTTTACCTGCTTTTTCAAATGCTTCAAGGTCAAGTTCGGTAATAGTTGCTGGCAGGTATTTCTTGGGCTGAATCTTTTGGATACCACCTATCTTTGCTGGTATGAACTTAACTGCTGATAGACCGTAGGTTAAAGCGTCGTATAAGTGATCTTCCCCTGCGGTGTCCACGTCTTCTACCTTGTAAGTGTCGTAAATTAAAAGCGGAAGTGTCCTTATCAAGTGTCTGCAGTTCTCGCCTATTAACATATACGGTAGGTTGTCGGGTGCAATAGATAACCAATTATGAAGTGTGGCTACCCTTGCTATCCTGTTTTTAGTGCCAGGGTTTATCGTAAGCCAGTGCCTGCCTGATAGTTCCTTCCATTCGTCTTCAATTAAGTGTGCGATAGGTTTAGACCCGTCCGTCTGTCTGTTAAACATAGCGCTATCCCCGATAGATTCCCTGTACTTTACTTGCGACTGTTCATAAATTATCTTCGCCCACTCCCTTGGATCTTTGCCTTTGCCGTACCATTCCTTATAGACAACTAGTCTGTTAAACGACTCACCTTCATACTTTTCAGGTATCAACGCACCAGCAATAGCAGCAAACGCACCTTCGTCGCTTTCCTTTCCACTATAGCCCCAGTCTATCCATAGAAAATGACTAAAGTCCGATCTTGGTGTTACAGGGTTGCAGGTGTGCAACTCACGCCTGAATTCGCTAAACACTTGACCTGCGAACACAGTCCAGTCCCCTTCAAGGTAGGCGCGTCTTAAATCAGCTGGTAAATCCATTAGCCTTTTAATGTAGTCTGGGTCGGCGTCCATTAAGGCTTTGTTGTCGTACACTTTAGCTTGAACAAATCCAAAGTCGCTTGGGTTTTCGTTTTCTTGATATAACTTGTCTATGAATAACCTCTTGGCCCAGCCGTGTCCTATACCGCCAGGATTACCTGTTAAAAGCATAGTAGGTTTAATGTTCGGGTTAGTGGTTCGGTTCGACGACCTTAATATCTTAAACACAGTTTCTTCATGTTGGGTTATTTCGTCTATAGATATATCTTCATATTCCCTACCTTGATAGGTATAGACGTCTTGCACGCTACCAAGGTGCGATAGTTCTGTAATAGACCCATTAGGATAATAGATCGCCTTTTCGCTTGACTTGTACCAATTAACCGTCTGCGGATATTCCGTAAAAAACATTCTTATGTGATTTGACAGCAGTTCGGGGTAGGTTTTTCTTACAATAAGACCCTTGGTCTTGGGATTTGTCATACGCCTGTAGATTTCCCTTGCCCGTATTAGATAGCTCTTACCCCCACCCTTTGCCCCTCCGTAAAACAAGACGGGTGTTATAAGCGACTTATCAAACGCTTCGCTTTGTTTCGGTTGTAGGGTTAGTTCCACGATAATCTTTCAAAATAAGTTCAAATGGTTGACCGTTCCCTTCAAACTCGTTGGTTGTTTTGTTTCCTACTAAACTATTCCAAAGAAGTCTTATGGCGTCCAGATCTCCTGATGCCGCCTTATTAAACACGGTCTTGACTATATATTCTTTTCTTGTAGTGCCGCTTTTTTCTAATTCTTCTTCACCTATATCTACTACTACGTCTTTCCAAGCCATGCCTTTTCGTGGTCTTCCCTGCGGGTTACCGCTCACACCTTCATTCCACCTACCGTGTTCGTCTCGTGTTTCTACTTGTTTTACAGGCTCTTCCATTCACTTTCCTTTCCTATAAACTTTGCGTATCTTTTACGGGTTAAATCGCATAACACGGGGTCTAATTCTACCCCATAACATATTCTGTTTAATTGTTCACAAGCAATAAGTGTAGAGCCGCTTCCTAGAAACGGGTCTAATACAATATCCCCTTCGTTGGTCGTTAGTTTAATACCTTTTGCGGGTAAATTGACAGGAAAACACGCTTTATTACTTTCTATTTGAGTTCTATTCGTTCCTACCCTCCAGTAGTTAGTAATTGCTTTACCTGTTCTTTTATTAAAAAATGCTTTCTTTTCCGTATTTCCTACAAAGTAATATTCCAGTTCCCGCCTTACTTGTTCACTACCCATAAGCAATATGTCCTCATATTCCCGTGTTAATGCGCTGTTGCTGACTATCGGAAGCCCGTGTCCTTTATCCCACACTATAAGTTCCAAAGAATCCAAACCAATTTCTTTAATTATCTTGTACATTATTTCTATAAACTCCCACCTAGCGTTTTTGTTGTAGCTTATGTTCCAGAACAAATACCCCCTTAAATATGGCAATATATTAGATATAACACTTAAGTTAAACTTTATATACTCCTCGCTTTTCAGGTTATCTTTGTAGTTACTATACATATCCCCGCCCATATTGTACGGTGGAGACGTGAACACAGTTTTTATTATATTATTTTCGATTAAGCGTTCGAATGTCGCCAAATCTGTTGAACTTCCACACATTAGTCTGTGTCTGCCAAGCTGATAAACCTCACCAAGTTTTGAAATAGCAGGTTCGTCTGATAATTCAGGTGGTTCGTCCTCCACCACTTCGTCCGACTTCCACCCCGCAGTATCTACACCCCACTCCTCAAGCGGTAGGTCGCTCCATTCGTTTGCTAGTATGTCGTCGTCCCATTCTCCTAGTTCTACATTGTCCCTTATTGCAAATTCCCGTAATTCTTCAGGCGTGTAGCCGTCTAATGATTTGAAATAACTTGGTTTCATTTCTATACCTAGTGCTTTTAGTGCTTCAAATCGCATATTACCGCCATAGATAATACCGTCTTTATAAGCTATTGGGCGTACTTCAAGCATTTTAGTAAACGATCCAATAGACTTCTTTAGACGTTCAAACTGATCTTTGTTTATAGTTCTTGGGTTGCTTGGGTTTGTTTTTAGTTCTTTATAGTCCATTGCGGTATCCTTATGTTTTCAAAATGTGTTTCTTTGCCACATTTCTTTGAATAATGCGTACCTTCTTCGTCTTCCCACTTCCAACTTGGGGTTAACCACATATAAAGAAACTTCCATATAGGCATTTTATAAAAGCGCCATTTTTTGAATACTAATTTTTTCATTTGCTTTTCCTTTCTGGTTTAGGTTTGGTACGAAACCTGACCCCGTAAACCATATCTTTAGGCACAAACATATTAGGTACAATCTCTATCATTCCTTTTTTTGCTTTCTTTTCTAAATCTCGCAACATCATTAAAGTTAAATTAAGTTCGTCTGTAGGAACTAATAATCTTTTAATGCCCGCCTTTTTATCCTTTGCACTAACCTTTACATCTTTCCAGTATTTGTTTTTTCTTATTGCACTTTTCATTTTGACCTCCTTCTTGTGCTGTAACCTGGCGTGTCAGTCCACACGTCTTTTGCTTTGCTTACTTCTTCTTTAGTTGCGTCTATTCCTTTAGTTCCGTGAGCGTCTACATATTCCTTTGATAATTCACCATTCCTGTAGGGCTGTACTATGCTATTAAAATACTTTACCCTATTATCCCTTATTTCTTGCGTTGTGAATTCAGGTAGTTTTTCAAGTCCAAACCCACCGCATTCGTTACAGCGTTCTATTAGTTCCCCTTTATCGTACCAAGTCTTTATAGTGTGCGGATACTTATAGCCGCAGTTCCTGCAGATCATAAAACCTCGTCTAAAACACGTTCCATCTCAAGTTCTGCCTCCTCCAACCTTGTACCTTTCTTGGCTAGTTCTTCTGGTGTTAGCTTTTGTATTGCACCTAATTTTTCGTGGTTTATCTTGCGCTTTATCTTTTTTACTACAGCTTGTCTTTTATCAGGAGTATCGTATCTATCAAATAAAATGAACGCTACACACAGTAATATAACTAGGTTTAATAAGAAGTTTGCTATGTCCATAAATTGAACCTTTAGGATATTTTAACATAATTTCTGCAGTGTTTACACTTACCTACGCGCATTCCTGAATCCATAAGGTTTTCTATCTCGGCGGTTATCTTTGAACCTAAAACTATTTTATGATCCTTACAAGGTTTAGTTCCATTCATAGATACAGTATTGGTTAAACTTTGTACTACAGCCCCACGCTGGTATTGCACCTTTGTTTACCAGATAAAAATTACCTTGCGACTTGTTGTAGATATCTTCTTCGGATATTACTATCCAACCAGACCAGTCGCCTTCCTGAAGCTTTATCTTCTTTGAATAATAACTTACCGCTATGTATTCAGTTGCGCCAGTCATAACTACTTGTCTATCTACTTGATCGGCTTGGTGTGCGAATTCCCTATATCCGTAAGTTACAGGCTGATAGTGAATTATTGTTCCGATACAAATACCTATATAAAGAATTGATATCCAATTAGGTAAAGTAATTACAATTATTACTAAAAATAAAGCAAAAAATCCTATAAAATATCTATCTATTGTGGCTTTGTTTGTGTCCGCGTCCTTATAGCCTAATGTAAAGTTTTCTACTGCATTTGTTGCAGTAACAACATTAAGGGGCGGAAACCAGGTGGGCTTTTCGTGCCTTAGAGTAAGCGACGGAAACAAAAACCACAAAACTAGAACCGTTGGAAGCAAATAAATGAATGCTTTTTTATAGAAAATAATTAGTAAAATTGGCAACACCAGAATCCCAATGTAATGTGTCAGTAGTATTAAAGGAACTACCACAGACAAACCCAGATATTTTTGTTCCTTATACGCTTTGACCGCAAAATAACCCAATAGTAGAAAAAGGAATGCAAGCATAGAATAAGATCTTGCTTCGTTTGAATAAGCTATCAGAAACGGGTTCCAAGCCACTACAAGCCCCGCTAGTAAACTTTTGTTCCTGTCTTTGGCTAACTTGTCAGCTAGCAGATACACCATAACTATCGTACCTAAACCAAAGATCAAAGACGGAACCCTTATGTACGGTTTGAATGGTTTGACTATCAAGTAATAAAGCGGTGGGTGTACGTCTTTGGCGGATAGTTTAATTATGTCTTTGTAGGAATTTTCTGTTATCTTTGCGGTAAAAGCTTCGTCATACCAAACCTCACGGTACGGTAGGTTAACCCGAACCAAAAGTCCGATCATAACTATTAAAACAATCTGTATCCATTTACCTGTCATATATGTGAAGCGCTGAGAACAGTACATCCTTTCTATAAATATTTCTACTATCCTGCAGTTTTAATGTATCTATCCATTCGTTTCTATCTATTATGTCCGAGATATAAAAAAGGTTCGCGCAACCGCACGCACCCATTTTCCTGCCGTACTTCTCATTCAACCACCTTACAGTAACAAGCACCGCCTCAGACTCCTGCTCAATGCAGTCCGCCTCCTTGTGTATGTCGGTTTTCTCATAGTACATAGTAGGAACGCACTGGGTGCATACGTCTATTATCTCTGGGAACTTTTTTCTACAAAATAGGATATCCCCGTATCCAAAAAAGTTACTAAAGCCAGACGAACACAGCACGCTAGTAGCCTCCACTATGTCCCCTATCTTTAACCCCGAACTTATGGCCCCGCAGGCCCCCACGTTTATAAAAAACCTTGACCCCTTAAAATAGTTTTCAACCATTCTTTTATGGGTTTCCGTACAACCTACTTCTGCATCTTCTATATGAAAATCTTTAGATACTGGTATTTCCGATATTATCGGGTTGTACCTTTTACTATGGTAAAGTATCGTTGTCTTTGGATAATCTTTTATGGAATTAAATCTTTTTGACGGGTCTATTATCATAAGTCTTCCTTGAAATATAAATCACTTTTCGTGTGTTTCCATTTGCTTACTACGTCAAATAACTCCGTGTCGTCCGACCTTACCATATCAAACCTCTCAAGTTTTCCGCATTTTATACTGTTCTTGATAGCGTAATACAGGTGCATATTGCCTACAAACTTTAATGTATCTTTCAAACACCACCTATCTATGAAATCCCACGCCAAATTACTTCTATCTATATAAAATTCTTGGTTCTTGATAATTATTTCGTTTCTAATAAATCCCCACCGTATTATTCCCTTAATGTTAAAGGTATCGGTTAAACCCCTGCCGTCTATGTAACCTACACTCAACCTACGTTCTGACATATTTACAGGTTCAAAAGGACTTTCTAACACACCGTCTGTTACTACTTCCAAATCAATGTCTGGCAGCTTTGTTATTTCTGTGGGATACAAGGATAAAACGATATCATTTAGCGTTTCTTCTACTTTGAATTTAGCTAGACCGTCTAGTTTTACGGGATACGAGCCAATAATCCTACAAGCAAGTATTTTGTCGTTGCTCAAAATCTGTGACTTCAAGCCGTGCAAATCAAACTCCGTTCTAAAGGTTCCTAGTCTCTCGGAAAGGGTTTTATCATACCTAATGTCATTTATAAACTTACGGTTTATTGACCCGTCAGCACAGCGGTTAGCGAACACCGAATCATTATATTTTATTATGTTTTTGTATCTCATTTTATACGGTCGTTAAAAACTTTCTCCGCCTCTTCTAAAGAATCACCTCCATAAATCTCATTAACAATTCCCTCCTTACCTGTACTTATTCTTACAAAATATCTAGTATCTATTTTCAAAAGACATATTATGTTTGACCCCAATTCACTTTCTTTTACAATACTAAAATTAGCTTTAGTTTCCTGCATTAACAATCACCTCCCCGTTTAGTCATTTTTGTGTACCCACCTTAAAAAGAAGATGACAGGTATCATAAATATAAAAGCTATGTAGCCTATCACTGTTTTCATTTTTCCTTATCTAAACCATTTTTATCTGTTTTTGGTTTGTTATCTTTAGAACCCACCAAACTTGGTTTAGCTAGGTATTTTTTAGCTTTTTCAACGACTTTATGCGGTTTATAGCCAAAGTTTACTTCATAAAATTCCATAAGTTGTTTTTCATACCACTCTGCAAAACCAATCACAGCACTTTTTCTAATCTTCTCTGCGTCTAACTTTAACTTGTCTTGGTAACTCTGTTGCCCAGTTACATACGCACCTATCTTCTCATCTTCCACTAACTTTGTGAGGGCTTGGACTAACGTACCCTCTAAAGTAGGTGTTGTAACCTTGAAATCTATTAGTATTTCTTTTATCTTTTCCTCAATCCCTTTATCTGTCATTTCTTTTCCTTTTCTAATTTTTTAATATACTTTTCCATTTGGTGTCTGCTTTCAAAGTGAACAAACCCAAAGTCGTCTGATCTTTTATCGTGAGGGTTGTAATACTGATATTTGTACCATTCCTTTGAACGATATGTTTTAGTGTTCATAATCCAACCCTGTGGCGTGCGACAGGGCTGGTCTATAAAATCAAGGGTCGACCAACCAATCACCCTTAATACAATCGTTTATTACGCGTAACTTTCCCCTTCTTGGCAAGTTCTTCCTTAAATATTTATCTACTTCTTTCATACTTGTTAACTTTTCAAAGCAATCAATGCAAAGCCTTAACTTTGTGTTCTTATATTTGTATTCATAGGCCTTTTTGCTGTCGTGCTTATACTTACGCCAGGTTCCTTCGTAATAAAGCATGCTCTCCCCGATCCCTATCTGACATAAATCACACTTGTTAACTACTATCTTCTTTAGTCTTCCGCGTAACTTATCTGAAAGCAAGGACGAGGGCGTTATGGAAACTGACTCGTCCCTGCGTTGAGGTAAGTTAGATTCGTTCACGAACCTCCTTTAGGAAGTTGTACGTCTGCTCATAGTCTATCTTATCGGTGTTATTCGCCCGCTTTTTTAATTCTTCATACAAATGCCCGCCAAACTTATCGTCAAACCACCTGACAAATTCGTGGGGGTTTTTATGCGCCCAGAATAAATGACAACCGCTACAAAGTGGAATAGCGTTTTCCAAATCCCAGCGCGTGTGCAAGTGTCGTCTGCTTACTATGTGACAGCATTGTACATTCCTTGTAGAACCGCACCGATCACACACACCCTGACTGCGAACGATCTCACTAAAGAGTTTGTCGCATTTCTTTATTAAGATTCTTTTGGCAGGTTTAGCTTTCATTTATCCTTCATAACTTCATCAAAATCTAAATCTACGTTTTCTACTGCCTCGCCCTTGCCAGCAAACGGGTCTTCCCCTTCATATAAAGCCTTTAAGTTAATATTAGCTTTTTCGTACGCTTCTAATGCTTCTTTAGGTGTTTCCCCTTTAGGTTCAGGCATTACCCCATATTCTACGTTCTTTGCTTCAGGCCCCGTCTTTGTCTTTATAACAAGCACGTCATAACTTGTTATATCGCCCCAACTTTTACTTAATGCTAAAGCTTCTAGGCTTTTCATAACTGACGCTTGCTTTATTTCAACTATCTGCAGCTTTTCCAGATCATAGTTCCACACTATTGCCGCGGCAAACGGCTTCATATTCGCGTATTCTTCAATACCGAATCCTTCGTAGGTTTCAGCCCTTACAGGTTTACCGCCCTCACCAGCCAAATCGTTTCTACCTACTACAACACCGTCTTTATCTACCCAGTACATATATCCCGTGATAGGTTCGGACATAAACCTTATCTTATTGGTTCCTTCTTTGAACTTCATATAGTTCCCCGCTGCTACCTTGTCATAATTTACAGGTGTAAACATTTATTTCAACCCCCCTTCTTTAGTAAATCTATCAATAGCTTCCATAATATCTACTAACAACTTGCCTTCATAATTACTTAATACCCACGTTCGCAATTTCAATACAGTCAATTCCCGTTCCTGTTCCTCTAATCTTGCTAATAACTTTAATGCTTCTTCGGTCATTCGCTCTCCTTTCCGTCTATTAAAGACTTAATACTTGCCCACTTATACCAAGCCAGCCTTGCGTGCATTTTAAGCTCTGCCATTTTCCTATACATTCCTTTCTTATCCAATAAGTTTATTATTTCAGCCTCACGCTTTGGTTGGTTACTTAAGTTGTCTATTTCCGCGCTTACCATTAGTTTTGCTTTTGCCACTTCATACTCAATCTCATACGCGTCCCGCGCTTCAGTGGCCTCGATTAAGTCCGTTGTAAATTCTTCCAATATACTTGCTGCCGACTTGTTGTGTTTTGTATTTAATTTTTTAGTCATTCGTCCTTTCCAAAGATACCGTTTGTTATTTCTACGAACATTCCTAAAAGGCCAGCTAAAAACAGTATCTTAAAAATTGTATATAACATAATTTCCTTTCTTAGCGTCTAGGTCGTAAGCTGAGACGAACGACCTAGACTCTCAACTTGCTAAACTCTCAGCTTTTATCTAATCTCACTTAATTCCCTTTGTGCAGCACCGTTAGACGTGGTGCTCCACGCGTTCCAGCCGCTTGCCAGCCATAGTTCATACGCACATTCAAGATTGCCGTCTTCAAAGACAATCTTTTGCAAATCACAAACTTCCTTATAGGACTTGCTATCCTTGTACCAATGTACCTTGTTTATCTGCATAGCACCTACATCGAATGTCGCACTGAACTTGTATTGTTCACAACCGCTTTCCGCCCTACAATGAGCAACCGCAGACTTGCATTCGTACACGCCCCACTTATCGCAGACTTTCTTTTCCAACGGACTTAAAGCCTTGTACCATTCGGGGTTGGCTTGTTCCGCTTCAATCGCTTGTTCTATCTTTGACGGTACGACTTCAGGTTCACGCTCCATTATGTTCACTATCCTGTTGGTCTTAACGTCCAGCGGCCACTTTAGTACGATCTTGTTCTTATTACCCCAGTCGGCTATTTTTACTACAGCCGCGGCAAAGCCACCTAAAACAAGAGCCAATATAAAAAGTGTTGCTACCGCTTGCACAGCGCCGTATCTCCTACCCTTTACTGACTGTCTACTTATATCCCTGCCTATTATTGTATTAGTCATTTGTTTTCACCCCCCTTCAAAATATCTTTTCTAATAGTCCTCCACCGCCTCGAAAATTACAGCCGCTAATATCAACAACGCGATCACGCCCAGAAGAATACTTAACTTAAACAACCCTACAACTACTAATGAAATTACAATCAGCCAAAGTATTGCACTCATAGCAACTCCTCCTCATGCATGCGCGATACTTCAAATCCGTCAACGTCGCGGAGTTCGTCCGCGTCAGCCTTCATCTGGTCTTCCCTCTCAGCCTGCAGACAGTACGGATCGTCGTCTTGGTCTATTTCTTCCTGCACGCTTTTCTTTACGTTGTCTATAAATTGATACTGTAACGCAAACGGATCTACCGTCTGGTTAGGTTTAATTGTGGTTATTTTTTCCATAACGCCTTTCTTAATTTGCTACTTGGCATAGTATACACCTTATATATGTGTTTGTCAATAGCCCCTACTGCTTGCCGTAGTTGTCTAGTTCTTCCCTTATCTTTAGTCTGATCCAGGCGGATATGCTTAGTTCGCGATACTTCAACAGTTTGCGTAGTGTTTGGTATTCTTCGTCTTCTATAAATAGTGTAGTTATTCGTTTAGCCATATATAGTGTCGCTGAAGCGTTTGCCCAAAGAGGCTTGAATACCCCCTTATGGTAGGTTTTCATTAGCCTAGACTCCAGCGACGTTCCTATTTAGTTATTATACATAAATATATATAACTTGTCAAATCACCTTTTCCGCAAACCTTCTGGCAATCCCGTCTGGTAATAAAAACCCCCTTGAGGTTCGCCTATTGTTTTCTATGATATCAAAATCCTCACAAAGTCTTTGCAATGTTTTCTTGCCAAATACGAACAATGTGGTGTAGTCCCCTATAATATAAAGCCAGGTATTATCACTTCTGAATATCCCAGATGGAGAATAATTTCGAAGTTCAGGACTTGTTTTCTCTGCGGTTTCTATCCAAAGGTTCCCAGTCTTGGCATACTTGTCGTCAAACTTAACTTCAATTCCCTGCAAGGTCTCGCCTATTAACAGTTGGTTCTCTTTGCCAGTAAAGTCCAAACTTATAGCCAACACCCCCCAACACACCTCAGCAACGTGCTTTTGAAAGTCGTCGCCTTTTTCCAGCATATCCCCATAGTAGGTCATATCTCATCCCCCCAACTTATCCATCTGTCTCTAGTGCTTCTAGCAAATAATTCCAGGTACTTCCCATTTGGATAAAGTGTTTCTATTATTTCGTAAACTTTTTGTGGTTTTTGTGAGTGTGTGTTACTTCTTTCTTCTGTAATAACGCTATCAAAAAGTGTGGGTACTTCGGGTAACATACTTCCTTTGGTACAAACTAACAAGAATTCGTGCCTAACAGAGTTGTAGTGTCCCATATTATGTTTAACTTTATCCCATACAAAAGATGTCTTGTACTCAAAGCCCCATGACTTTATAACAGGCCAACACTCGTCCAAAAGGGGAGATGTAACCCACAAGAATAGGATAGCGTTATCCGCAACAGGAACTTTCATATTACACAACTCGTCTATAGTCATAGTAGTGTAATGATGTTCGGCAGCCCCGTACCCTTCTATAAGTTTGTCTCCGTAGTTCCATGGGGGATCGGCATAAATCACGTTAAACTTACCTTCAGGTAACGGTATATCAGCCTTGTTGTCTTTTGGTTGCGGCAGGTACTTTGTAATTAACTTGTTCCAGGATATGTTTTTGCCTTCGGGAATTAACCCAAGATCGGGATACTTTTCATAAGCAGAAACGGCATAGTTTATAGTTCTTTCCGACACCCCAATAGATTCCGCAAGACCTTGCGCAATCTTTTTCCCATATAGTTCTTTTCTGGTAGCATATTCGTCCCTTATCCTTTTACCCAAATTCCAGTAACCCTCAACCAATGCCCATCTTGAAGTAAACACAGCCTCGGTGATAATTGCTTTACACTCCTCAACCAACTCCTCATACCATGCTTGTGTTAGTTCGTTCATAATTTAGGTTGCGTTCCTTTAGTCCAAATTTTGTACCCCGTTAACCAATTAAAAAACGCCAAAAAATAATTGTTTACTTTTTTAATATTTCCTCCTCAACCCTTTGCAGTAAGGATCTAGCAAGACTGGCTTCAGGACTTTTAGACGGCCTGCTTGCTATGTATTCTTTTAGAATGAATTTAAGGTTGTTTAGTTCGTGGAATGTCATAAATGTATTATATACACTTTATTTAACCATGTCAATAAAACCTGATAACAAAGGCGTGTTTAGTTCGTCGTAGAATTCCTTTTTAACTGGCGCCGTTTTTAATTCTGGTATCACATAGGTTCTAAAGTGTAAAAGCATGGCGTCAGTAATATCCTTACCACAGGTGTGCGATCTTATCTTTTTAATTGTATCTTTTTTTGATTCTTCGCGTGTCATGTTGCTACCACTAGACAAAACCTTATTTATATACTATATTATATATGCCTAATTTTGCTTACACCTATGACGACTAGTTGTTAAGACGTTAAGTAATAGATACTTGAGGTTTTAACTGCTAGTCGTTAAGGTCATCCAAGTACCGCCACGGGAACGGCTGTTAATAGGTAGAGTTAGGCATCCTTTTATTTTAGGCGACCCGTTGCATTCTCTACGACAGTCCGCTACTTGGGTTATCTGCCTGTTTATCATCTCCTGCGTTTATGCAACCTAGCTCTTGTCCGCAGGGTGTAGACCAGTGTAGCACCGCCCCTCTCAGGAGTGTTTCCCGCTTCGGTTTTCTTTATAGTGGTTTTCCGTTAACCACGGACAGCAGGGCCACCGCATAGGTATCCGTCTAGCTTTATCCAGCAAGACTTGGACTATCAAACATATTTTTCTGACTTAAATAAAAGGCTTCTGCTTTTTCGTAAGATTCTTTGGTATAAATAGCCACTTCCCATTCTTGTAAGGTAGCATTAAATTGACGGACTAGCACCCAATCGTCGTTAACCTTATTAACCGAATATCCTGTTGCATTAGGAAAAAAATACTCGCCTAAAAATTTATGGCGAGTCCTACTCTTTATTTGTTTTTCCGTTATATTTTCAGACATTTTATATCCAACTATCTTGTGGCGGCACCCTCAGAGAGGGTTAACTATACTGCCCCGATAGATAAGCGGTTTGCTACCACCACAAGATAGTTAGGTACAAAAAAACCACCCATCTTTTTTGTACGGGGCAGCGTATGTCTTTATATTAAACCCTTTCTATTTTAAGTCAATATGACAAATTATGATATCTACCAACTTTTGCCAGCGATAGGTTAGTAAAAAGACATTTAATACCGAAGTATTGTTCCTTTTCGTTTCATTTGCCTTGTCGCCAGGTACGGTTGGTTATTGCTTATGCTTTAGACTCTCAAGGAGGAGAACCAAAGCTTCTTTAGTAGTATATTTCTTATCTTTTAGACGTTTCAGCTCTTTATTCAATAGATCTTCACTGGCCGTACAAACACTATACGCTGTTTTTAAGGTATCTAATTCGCTTCTTAAGGCGTCCACCTCGGCTTGTTTAGTGGCAATTTTCTCGTCAAATATCTCCTGCGCGTTAGTTAACTGCGTGATCATTGCGTTAGACTCCGCTACGGTAATTTGCAACGATTCAATATGCTGTAGTTTTGACTGGATTTCTGCCGTAGACGACTTGTCAAGCGATTCATACTTCTCTCTCCACTTGTTCCTGGACTCTCTCATATCCTGCAGTTCGTTCTCAAGGGCTTCTATTTTATCCCTACAAGCCTCCAGGATCGCCCCAGTTGCACTTTCCATACCAAAGGCGATAAGTATGCTATCTCGCAACGCTTTAGCTATTTTATTAGTATCTTTTAGTATCGGATAGTCGTGCGGATCCTGAACCTGACCCATTTCAATTAAAACACACGGTGTCTTAGCTGATATGGACTGCCACATATAGTAAAAACGTGTGTTTTTATTGCTTCTGGATTTAACCGTTATACCGACTGACGGAAAAAAGTTATCCTGAATTATCTTAGTCATTCTTTGACTCTCAAGTGTAACTTCATCTGTATAAGGTTCCGGGTAGTCACAAAAGCCTGAACCACTATCATTAGCATAGTTGCAGTCACAGTGCAAAGCCAAAAACAAGTCCCAGTCGGTATCAAGTGAGGTGGGATCGCAGTTATAATTAGCGTCAACCTTTTTAACTTCTATCCCCTCAGCTTGTAAAAGCGTACCTAACATATCTCTTACGGCAAGGTTTATATCGACCTCACCAGCCGCACCTGTAGAACCTCTCAAAGCGGGATCGCAATTAGATTTACAATTTAGGTGTCCAGACTGAATTAGTATTTTTTTAGGCATAGTTTATATATGTTTATCAAGCGCTACTTTGATATATTGTATGTCTTTTTCCAACTGCGTCAAACTGATCTTTATTTCCTGATTTGTTTGTATCTGTGTTTCCAATTTAGTTTCTATTATTACCTGCCGTCTGTCTATTTCCTGCAGTCTTGCCGTCATTATCCCCCAAGATATCCCCAAAGCCGTCAAGGGGATAATTATGGACATAAAAAAAGTTATCTCACTTTTAGAAAGCCAGTCTTTTATCACGCCATACCTCCCATTTCTACCGTAGATATGGCTTTCAACCTTTCTTTCAAAGCGCCAACAATAAGTTTAGCCTCTGGGTTTCCCTGTGGTACTACTTGCGGTGCTGCAGTCGGAACCTGTCCCATATCCTGCGGTATTGGGTTTGTAGGTAACTGACCGCCCGCCGTAGGACTTGCAATATTACCTCCCTGTGACGGTAACGGGGCTGTACCACCACCACCGCCCTGTCTGCGTAAAATAGCGTCTTTTATAGCCTGCATTCCGTCAGGCGATACGCTTCCGAAACTTCCGAATTGTTGTGTTTGATCGTCCATATTTTAATTATATCACCCTATAAAGCCAAGGCCCGCTTTTACCAGGAACAACCTCCATAGTCCTCTACTTATGGTCTTTGGAAGTTGGAACGTATAAGCCAATATTCTACGATACTTGTATGCTTCTGGTGCTATAACCTTCAGCTGTTCTACACCAGCACGGTACAAAGCACTAGCTACCCTAGCTTGAGCTTTATCTTTCACAGCACCGCTTTGTGTAAATGTTTGCTCCCCCCAATAACGTAGGTTCTCAAGTAGTTTTGTAGCGTCCTTAGTTTCTGCAATACTGGGTTTTAGATTCTTTAAGGCCTGCGCGTCAGCCGCACTCTTATTAGCTATGTTCTGACCAGCGTCAAGTATGGCTTTCTGGTTAACGGGTATTTTGGAACTTGTCGCGCCTGCCGCCTGTCTACCAGATAGTACTTTAATAGGATTCAATTTATCTACCCTTTCAACTAAACTGGGTCTTGTGGTAGGTCTGCCACTTATAGTAGAAACCTTTTCGACTCCTTTTTTACTTATAGCTTCCTGTGCCTTACCTAAGCCAGACTGTACTAATTCCTTAACACCTAATACTGCGGCCGCTGTGTTAACAAGTGCCTCTCCCGTTTCTACTCCCCGTTGTTCATAAGACTTATTAACGTCCTTACTATACAAACCCATTATATTATCCTGTTGACTAGAAATTTCTTTTAACGCACTTTCGGCAACCTTAATCATTCTGGCTTTAATTATAGGATCTTGTTCTAATTCTGCTTTTTCCAACAAAGCATTGGCAGCGTTTACAGTATCCGTAAAAGACTGAAACAGGTCGTCCCCTTGTTTTCCTTTAAGGGTAGACGTGATCTTTATATCCTTACCTGCATTTAGTACTGGTCCCATAAGATAGTTCAAAACAGGGTTTCTTTTCTCCTCATCATAAAGTTGGGTTTCGATTCTTTCCCCTAAAGACGGTGGTTTTTCTGGTAAAGCTGACACAAAATTAGGGTCTTTATACTTACCCGAAAGAACATCCTCTATCTTTTGCAACTCTGCGTTGAATCCCTCGTCCGTCATGTTGGGTCGTAGCGCAGTAGCTGCTGACTCAAGCATTTTAGCTTCAAAGTCGGAAATAGTTCCCGTTCCCTTTAGCATCTGTCTGTTATCTAACGAAAGCATGCTTTTTACCTGGTCGTATTTGGCCTTCTTGTCTGCGTAGGAAGTGGGAATTATCGGCTGTCTTCTAAGTAAATTGAACCTTGACGGCCCAGCAAGTTCTTCTGGTTCCATTCCCCGTAGTTCTTTGACTGTACTTAAAGCCAAATTCTTAAACTGTTGCCCAGCCTCCGCCTTTTGTTCTGCCTCTATTTGTGCTGGTTCTTTAGGTGTAACATACTTGTATTCTGGATTCATTCTCTGTGCCTCTGATATTACCGTTGCTTTTGCAGGATCAACATACTCTCCACTAGTAGATAAAATACTAGCCTGTTGTTGCTGTAACTTTTTCTTTGAAATAACCGACTCTATCACATCTGACGGAGCACCTAACGCAAGTGCCTGTTCTCTAAACGTCTTTTCTTGTACTGGATCTAAAAGATTTACAGCCATTTTATCCCCCTAATAGTTTTAATAGTTTGGTCTCCCAATCAGAAGTTGTTCCCCCGCCAGTATTAAACCTTTGATCCGTTTCCTTTTGATAAGCATAAAGTTTCTTGGCGTTTTCGTATTCTTGTTCTTGTTTCGCTAAATCAGCCAATCTGGAAGCGTCCGCAGCCTTCAAAGCCCCCTCCTGTTGCCATTGGTTTATCAGTCTCGTAGTTTCGTTTTCAAGATTGGTTGTATACATAGTTACCTGACGTGCAAAAGCATCCCCTATCATTGCTGCCTCCAATTGCAACGGTTGCATTTGAAAAGTGCGCTCCTCTCCCGCGTACCCAACTCCCTGTGCGACCCTATTGGCTATATTTCCCACGTCTACATTGGCTGCTTCTGCTGCTCTAGCCTCGTTGGTTAGCCTACTACTTAATTCGGATCCACGCTTTTCCTCTATCCTCCCCCGTTGTGCCGCATTCACATCATAGTTTCTTGTTTCCGCCTGTATCTGCTGTGGTAGATTCGCCATCATTCCCTGTGTTCCAAGTGCCGTCTTGGTAAGTCCTGTAGCCAACTCTTGTGCTGGCTGATATCCGTATTCAGTTTGTAGTCTGGTAGCAACATCCGACAAAGGCGTAAACCCGCCTACTTTTGTATTGTATTTGTTAAGAAATTCCTGTTGTGCAGTATTTTGCTGTTTTAATAAGTCATTACTGCTAGAACTTGACGCTTTATTCCAAGATCCTGATTTGTAATAACCCTCTGTATTACTATAGCCAGCATTCCTGGCTCTTTTCTCCAACTCACTGTTGCTTATACCTAATTGTTTTGCAAACGCGCTTTTACTGTATGCCATAGTTAAATTATATCACTCCTTTTATGCCGACCTTACGATAATTTTACTTAAGATA